GTTGAGAATAAGTGTCGTTATAAATTGTTTGTATCTTACATAAAATATATCCAATAGTTAATGATAAAATATTAACACAAATTAATACTAAAATAATAAGATGTTCATTTGTCATGTTTAAACCATTTTACAAAATTATTTTTACCAGTATATCCAACTTTTCTTTTAATTTCTATCTTATTTTTTAATATAAAATAATCAGGAATAGTTTTAACTCTGTATGTTTTTACTAAATCTGGATTACTATCAAAATCAACATAACAAACAATTTTATTATCCAATAATCCTTGATCTTCCTCTAGATCTTTTTTCATTATAGAACAGTATTTACACCAAGAGGCCGTAAATATTACCAATATATCTTTATCTGAGGATTCTGAAAGTGCTATAGAATCTAGTAAGTTTGTAGAATATACGGCATCTTCTGCACAAGCAACTGAACTATAAAAAATATTAAGTGCGAACAATAGTTTTATTAAATTTATTTTCATCTAAATTTGTTTCTTTATAGGATAATGATGGAGAATAATCATAATAGTGACATCTTTCATTATCATGATAAATCTCATATATTTTAACCTTTGGAAAAGGTATTAAAAGCCATCTTTCGGGTAGTAAATAAGTTCTTGTTTCACTAACGTCAAGTTGTTTGATATCTGGTGCAATTCTTGATGGTAGTTTTCTTATCCATGATGTTTTTGTCCACCAAAAATTTCCACTAAAATGTGCCGCATGAGTTTCTTTTTTTATTCTATCTGGCGGATTGATAAAATTACACCCAACACAATCGTATATATTTAATTTATCAATACATGACTTATAATTATGTATTAAAAAATACTCCATCATTCTACGCCATGCTAAAATATTTTTATATCTATTACCATCACATAACCATCTTATGCCTTTTGAATGAATATAAAGTACGTTAGCATTATTATGTTTACTCCAGTTATGCAGTGAGTGAAGGCACGGTCTTTCAAACTGTAAAACATCACTATTGTAAACATGAAGTGAAAGTTTAGGGTGTAAAGATAAAAATTTATCTAACTCGTTTATATTTTTCCCAACATAAGTGATATAGATTTTATCTATATCATCTATCAAGCCTGATGATATTATTGATGAGTATTGTTCATTAATTATTTTAAAATAATTATCTAATCCACATATATGCCAGAAAATAACATTCAAATTTTGTCTCCCACAACCCTGCCCTTCTGAGTTCTAAGCACATATCCTGATCTAATTAAAAATGGCTCAATACTATTCTCTATTGTATCAATCGCAATACCTGTTAATGATGATATGCTTTTTAGTCCAAGAGGATTACCTTTTGCTTTTTTAATAACTTCAAGATATAGTCTATCATAAACATCTAAACCGTTATTGTCAATACCTTGATTTTCAAACACCTCTTCAACTGTAACTTTTTTATCTTTATAAAAAGAAGTATAATTCTTATACCATTGTAATCTACCATTCAGAATTCTTGGAGTACCCTTACTTCTTTTAGCAATTTCTAGCAAATCATTATCATCTATCATTAGTCCGAGCTTTTTCGCGTTCAATCCTGCTAGTTTAGATAACTCATCTGTGGTATAAAAAGATAGATGTTCTTTGATTGTAAATCTATCATAGAAAGGTTGACTAAGACTACCACCACTAGTTGTTGCTCCAATAATTGTAAATAACGGAAGATCAATTTTTTCTGGCTGATCTTCTAGAGTAATATTTAAAACAAAATCTTCCATCACTGGATATAAAAATTCCTCGACTAGCATTGGTAGTCTGTGAATTTCATCTATAAATAATACTGATCTTGGAGCAATACCAATTAGATATGGTATGATGCTTTTGGTACTGCGAATATTGGCAGCGTTCAGAGTATATAGATTTACATTCAACTCGTTTGCTATGGCACTCGCTATTGTTGTTTTACCAAGGCCAGGAGGCCCGTCAATTAAAGTATGAGGCATCACACCGTCTGAGTTTAAACAGCCATGCACAGTGATGCGTAGTCGATTTATCACATCAGATTGACCTATAACATCATCAAACTTTGCTGGACGGCTAATTCTATTTGACATTTATTCTTACTCCAATTAGTTATTATTTTTATCTACAACCCAAAATACGAAATCATTTTTATCACTATCATAAGCACTATCAAGTAAACCGTCGTTTACCAATTTAACTAATATGTTACTCACCATCCTACTATTAAAAGACTCTAACATTTCGCTCAAAATAATGTTATTAACATAATAACTTTCTTTTTTAGTTTTTTTGCTAGTTTTAATCTTAATAATATTTCTAGCCATAACCAAACATTCTTCATATGTTAATATTCTATTGAGTTCTTCTTTATCTTTTGGTGCTAATTCGGATAATGTTGTAGCCAACTCATCATTAGACAACTCGTTTACTTCCCCAAAGGATTTAAATACTAATTCCCTGGCGTGATTAATAAATCCCGTAAGATCATTTATTCTATACCAATCACTATCTTTCATAGAATGTCCTAATTAAGTATATCATATAGTCCTCTATAGTAGGACGGCTGACTAATAAAATGAACAGCATGACTTTCTAGGTGTTTTATGTAATGGGTTTGGATTGGATTGTATACAAAGTATTTCATTTTCCAAACGCCCTCATTATAATGATTGTTCCCCAAATACAGAGGGGATTTTACTCCGCCTTCTGTATTGGGGATCAAATCATTCACAGGAAACGAAACAACAGGAAAGCCAGGGATGTTATTAATACCAACATCTAGTTGACTTAACACATCTTTAATCCATTCACTAAATCCCCAAAAGCCATTCAGATTTGAAACATCAATTTTGAAGTAGTGCTTTTTAATATGCTCATCTTCAATATCTTCTGGCTCATCAGAATCGTTTGGAAATTTATTCATAATAAAGGTGGGGGTGGAATCGAACCATCAGAATAGACACAAATCTTTCCAGTCACCAGACTCCCACACTTGTTAATCAGTTATAGAAACCGTAACCGTCAGTATCTTCGTCCTCATCATCCTCATAATAAGCAGCGTCTACATCTTCCTCGTCATCATTCCAACCCCAATCATAATCATTATCATAATCATCAGTTTCATCACTATAATCATCCTCAGTAAAATCGGCTGAGTAAAGAGGCTTTAGCAATTCGCCCTGGTACTCACCAACCACTTCATATCTGCAAGTGCGAAGTTTCTCACAATTGCAATCACTAGGAACACTCACAACATCAGATGGATTGATTTTAACAATCACAATCTTGTCTCCAGCCTCTAGACTACCATAAGATGCCACATAGTTTAATGCACCAGCATGAAGCCCATCAGAGCAACCCCTAGCACGATTATCGTCCACCTTTGCTCTGGTCATCTTACAAACCTGACCAACTCTATTATCAAATACTCCACGATACTTATCCTTATAATCACTCCTGACTGCCTTATAAGCAAGGAAATGACCATCCTCAGTAATAGGCAGATGCTCATGCTCAAGGAAATCATAGAGTTCCTTTTGACTCTGCATACTAGGATTCTCCATCAGATTATTCAGGAAATTAACAAGGGGCTGGAAAGGCAGACCCTTACTCATAAACTCCAGAATTCTCTTACTAATACTACCGTGAACTTCCTCACCCTCATACAAGACCTTACCATTCTTGATCTCCACAAGACCATCACTAAAAGTAGAGACTGCCTTTTCGATATCCACAATCTCCAAGAGTTCATCAGATGTTGCTGTTGGCAACTTCTCAAGAATCATCTTGTAATTAATATGATCCGGCAAAACCTGATAGGTTCTATTATTAAGAACCAACGTAAGATTACCATCAACCCACATAAATGGAACACTCATTTGTTATCTCCTATTTTCCTGTGAAAGAAATTAACCAAAAACTTTACTTACTTGATCTTTGAACAAATCAACATTATCCACAGTATTGAACCAACAAGATTCATTACCATACCAATGACCACGACTACTAACTTGTCTCAGAGGGTTCATTTCCTTGAGATTTCTCAAGTTACCATCAACCGACTGAACACACATAATATACTTGAGCAAAGGATTGCTGTCAAGAGCCGTCTTAATAGACTTTCTAAGGTCTTTAATATTGCTCAGACTATATTGCTTACTGCTATCACTCTTGGTTGTGATAAATTTCTTGTATTCATCAGTAGTCCTGTCTTTATCATACCAAAATTCAAGCAGACTATTCATAACATTGAATAATAGATTTGTATTCTTGATCTTCTTGATATCAAGACCATTAACACCAATATTAGTCAATATTTTAGCCATGTGAGCATAGTAATCGTTTTGCTTAAACTTAATCAGATCATAGCAACTACGATGAATAGTATCAGCAAAGAACTCCATGATCATTAGACTATCAATAGTCTCGACAAGTTCCTTGTTATCAATAAACTTGGCATACTCCAGACCAAAAATATTTAGTGTGTGGTACAAGAATTGACGATCAATATATCCAGAGTTGTAACCCTTCTCTAATTTATCATCAGTCTCATATTCTTTCTTGCAGAATTCGATAAGACCATTAATTTCACGCACACTATTAAATTTGGTTGAATCAATAGTCTTGAGTCGATCCTTGAACCAATCATTAAAATCAACCAGATTGTAGCCGTCCTTCTTTAAACGATGCACACTGGACTGCTTGATAGCATAAATATTGTTACCATCAAACAGATCGTTCTGCTTTATGATATCATTATATTTATTGATGGAAAAAATTGCGGGGTATCCCTCTACAGAACCATATCGAAGAATTGGAATATATACAATCTGATCTTCATCCTCCAATTCATCAAGACGATCTGCTTGAAGCGACTTTAAATAGACAGCATCGTTATAATCATAAGCCAAAGCACTAGTCTTTTTATCGTCACCATAAACCAAGAAAATATCTTGATCGCTGACACTACCCTTGCTACCTTTGCTTGCTCTGGTTTTTGGATTAGACTTAATCAAGTCCTTGTAATCAGAAACCTTGAGAATATTATTACAACCAACATCTTCAATGAGTTGATCAAAACCTTTATCGCTTTCGGTATAATCCTTAGTATCAATCATAAGATAACCAAAGCAATCATTATCGTTACAATAACGAGTCACAATTTTCTTTGCTGTTTCTTCTGTTTTGATATCACACTGGAAGAAAACCATCTTACCGGCCTTCTTATTAGATGACCAGTAATAACTTCCCTTACCAGTTAATGTTTCGTGATGAATTCTATCGGTTTGATAAACAAGACGGCGAGAACGATAGCCAGCACTCTTATAATTAAAAACGTACAGACTCTTTCCTGCCTTGATCTTATATTCCAAATCCTCACCACTGTTGATGTTGTGGGTCTTACCATTAGAATCTGTCCATGTTGCACCCACACCCCAACCACCAGCAAGATCATTCATGGTATAATAAGTGCTAATTGCTTCTACTTTGGTTTTAGCAGCGGCGATCTTCTTGCTAAACATTTCTTTCATCTCAAGGAAAATATCCTGAGTCTTTTCCCTAAGAGTTCTGACTACCGCTTTTGTATACTGCAATCCTTCTCGACTAACATCCATTTCAAGTTCGCCAATATTAAATTCAAGTTCCAGATATAGACCTTGATTAATAATCTCGGCAACAAAAGCCTTCCACGAAGCGATATCGGCCTTATTGAAAGCCCTATTCCACTTAGCAATATGATCTGGAGTATCTTGCTTATCCTCACCAATAAGATGAGAAGTATCTACTGGATAAGCAATATTGCCCATAATAGCCACAATACCACTACCAATACGATGATGATGAGAAGGAAACAGATTATTGTTTAGTCTGCAAACTCTCCATCCATTACCATCAATAACAATATTACGACTACTATAGTCCTTGGAAAAATCAGTATTCACTCCACCATTGATAATTGGCTTAGTCTTAAAGTAGTGGAAGATACGAATAGCCTTCTGACTAAATTCGTGGAAATCTTGTTGCTTAACAGCAAAACTAATTTCCAAACCATTAGGCTCATTAGTGTCAATGCTGTGAAGAAGATTAAGAGTGGGAACACCACTATCATCAATAGCAGCAATATAAGTATACTGCTTACCATTATGATAAGAGGTTGTGGTAAAACTCTTGGTATAAGCAAACGGACTCTTGCTGCCTAGTCCAAGACAACCTACAAAATCATTACTATCATTCTTATTGCTTGCACCATAGGTTGTGTAAAGATTCTCCATATCGGTCTGACTAAGACCAGTGCCGTAATCTCGTACACTAAAATTAGGATCACCAGCAGACGGCAACTTAACCACAAAAGGATTCTTATTACCAGATGCTACATGACTATCATTAGCATTAGTTGACAGTTCACGAATAACTGCCATAACCTTATCGGAATAAAGAGAATCCGAAAGGATTTTAAACATTTTGCTGGTTTGTGCAATATTAAACTGTGATGCACTTCTAACGCCAGCACTGTGAACCTCAATCGTCCTGTCTGCCAACTTCATTTCCTGTTCTCCAAAAAGTTTGAATCGTTCCTGTGATAAGCGTATCCTACCATACTGTTATCGGTTGTCAACCCCTATTCACTTTAGCCCTCATGCTGTAAAATCCTAACAATGCTGTAAGTATTCCAATATATCGTATTGGGCCAATTGGAAGTAAAAACCACCAAGCACCAATAAACATGGTTAAAAATCCTAGTATTGTTACTAACCAATTTGGTAAGAGTGGTATTTTAGATAAAGCAAAACATAATGGCCCACTAAATAGTACCACTAAAAATATTAATCCGGCCATAAATGCTAAACTAGCCATTAGTTATCACTAAAATTTTCGGGATAATATGAGTCATCGCCACCATTATCCTCCCAGTTTTCATCATCATAGGGAGTCCAATCTTTATTTTCATAATCTTCTTCATCGTCTAAATCTTCTTCCTCATACATAAGCACACTAAAATTATTTAGTATCTCATATATTGTATCAATTTTTTCTTCTAGACCAGAGAGTTTAGATTCTAATGTTTTTATTAGTCTTTTGATATCTGATATTTCTTTTAGAGACTTGTCTGATTCTTTATGAAGTTCTTTATTTGTGTCAATAATTTTCTTCATATTATTATCAAAATCTCTTGACATTAGACTCTCCTTTTATATTCTTTTATATCTCCATTTTCCAATATCTTTTTATCTTCGTATGGCGATGCTACACGACGATAAAATTCTTGCTTGATATTCTCTAATACACCAGTAATCATAGCAATCTTAGGATAACTAACATCGCCCATAACACCACAAATTATGCGAGAAAAACAGTAATTTATTCTGCCCAAACAATTTTTTAGACCAAGCATAGGTTTTTCTGATAAACTACCATAATTATTGGTAATAGCCAGAATAATAGAGTCTATAGCATCATCTAATTCTTCTCGTTCTTTTTCATTAATATAGGGCATATTTAATCCTCACTACATCTACATTGATATTTATTGCAATAACCGCATTTTGGCCCAGGATCGCAAAACCCCCAGGCATTTGCATTACCATCAAAACTTTCTTTACCAGTATCTATACAAACAACTTTATTTCGTCCATTTCTACGAACAATTCCAACATTACTCCAATGACAATCCCAAAATTTTAACTGTGTTTTTTGTTGAATTTGACTAACTAAATGTTGAATTTGTCTCATACTTATTACAGTATTAGCATGATAAACTGTGGCAAGTTCTGTTATATAACCCCAATCACTAGGGTCTGGTTGATAAACATCATCTTCTGGTTGAAATTCTAATCGGCAAATTTTGCTATAAACTTTTGGTGCAAGGTCGAACTTGCTCAATTTTTTCTGAACAGCATAAGCGTATTCTGCTTTTTTCTTTGTGTGAAACTCTTTGAATCCCCAACCTTTATGACCATAGATAGGATATATTTGACAATATCCACCTTCTTCAAACCAACCACTATAATCTATTGTATAGTCAGTTAGTATCATTTTCTATAACCTTGTTACCACTAAGGGTTTCCACAAGAAATATTGCTGTTTTTAAATCTTCTCCCTCAAAGATTTTTATTGGGCCACTTTTAAAGTCAAACTTAAAAGAAGCATAAACAGCATAATACGGATCACCAAGACCTCTGCTATCCAAATTAAAATATTCTTCGATATTATTTACTTCTTCTGAGATATACCCGCCGTCATAATCAGATATATCCCTAATAGTGCGTATAAGATAGTGAATAATGTGAGAACGTGAATTTCCAGCATTAGAACACCATCCATTATAAAATCTATTGGGTATGCTAACCATATTATTTCCTGTATTTAGCATAAAAGTCTTTGAATTCTACCTTATTAGAATACAACGGAACACTAACATTATCCGAAATAAAAGGATTATCCTGGGTACGAAGATCAAATAAATCGCCCTGATCATTAGTTCTTCCCCAAGCAACTGGTTTCATTCTCCTATAATTATCCAGTTCCTCTCGTAATCTTTTGAGTTCATCCTTAGCATTTCTAATAGTAAATAATTTAGGAACTAATCCATGCTCAAAGCATCGTAGAATATAATCAAGAGGATCAGAATATTCATTCATAATAGTTATCCTTGAAGTAGGAGCGGTGAGAATCGAACTCACACTTGAAGGATTTTAAGTCCTTTGTCTCTGCCGTTGGACTACGCTCCCAAAATAGCACTGACTACAAAACCTATTAAGAGGTTGATTATGTGTGTGCCTCTCGTTTAAGTCTTGTAGCCAGTGCGTTATGGTTTTAAATCAACCGTTTGTGTGAGCCTTGAGGCGACGAACAATGTCGGCCATAGCCTCAACATTGTCAACCGTCTTTGTCGGCTTTGCACGCTCCATCGACGGCAGTTCAAGACCCTTCTTAGCCAGAGCCGCCTTTGTACGAGCATAACGAGCCATCGTACTAGCAATCTTCTGACCCGTCTTAGCGGCAATTTCCGCATAAGTCTTAGACGAATAAACAGCCTCAAGAAACTGCTCATCAGAGCAACGAACTCTGGTTTGCTTCGACACCGTAGTAACCTCTGCCATAATCAACCTCCAAATTAAATCCAAACTTACTTCACGGTTTCAGTCACGCGACTGATTCATTCCCGTGTTGTATCCTCATTCTATCACAGGTTATCGGCTTGTCAACAGCCGAACCTTGAATTTTATTTTTTAGACGGGAGAGCGATTCCTAAAAGAAGATAAATCCAAAATAGTCCACTAAAACTAGCAAACGCCCCAAATACTAATAGTATTCTGAGTATTCTAGAGTCGATCCCTAAATATTCCCCTATTCCTCCACAAACTCCCAGGAATACTCTGTCGGATGATGATCTTGTTAAAGTGTTCATACTAAATGAAACTCTGGATGGTCATTAGATTCTGTTTCAACACCAAGATTAGATAGAATTTGTTTTAGATTTTCGTTCTGAGCATCTAATTTCTCAATAATATCAGTTGCTTGTTGTAGTGCTTGAGTAAGATGATAAACCTTATTAGCCAATTCATCAGCCACATAATTCTTCATGATCATCTTGGGCCTCCATTAATTGGGGATAGTATTATTTACACTTTTTATCTTTCTTCTTACCAAATATTCGATCCCAATTCTTGTCCCAAGTTTTTTGATTAATAGTTTTTGGGCGTCTTTTTGACCCTTTACCATTCTGACTCATGCTTCCTCCAATACAAAACTCCAGTATCGACTATCTGTTTTATTTTGCAAAGCATCCCAGTAAATCGATCTTGCAATATAAGACGGTACTTTATTTTTACCACAATTAACCATCCAATGACGCTCCATCTTCTTATAAGTATCTGTGCCACTCTTGCTCTTATTATATTTAAGATGCTCCATATCGTAAAGTCGAAGTTGATGAACATCACCACAAAGCACTCTTGCTTCATTAGGATGGATCATTTCCAGAGCAAAACTAATCTTAGCCAGACCAATTCCATTAATCTTACCAAGAATACTATCACGCTTCTTAACATGACCCTTTTTGGTTGTAAAATAAAAGTCTTTAGGATTGGCCCAAAACTTATCCTTAAAATCCCAAATATATTTAGTACGATTATTGTGTAGACCAACACCACTCTTAAAGAGTTTTTCTCTCAAAGAATCTTGATCATCCATCCATTCTTCATAATTCTTGATTGCTTGATAACCCTTAACATTACCTTGAAATGTAGTATGAACAGAGCAATATGCAAAAAGATAACGCTGAAAGATTTCTCCTTCGTTTTTGGGACGCACACTTTCCCAATAATCCTTATATGCCACAACCTTATCACGCGGAAAAGTCTCAAAGAAAACTTCCGCCTTGGTCTTATCCATAGTTGTATTTTGAATCGGAATCACTGTGTTAGCAACAATCATTTTATTCTCCAATGGGTATGCTACGATTCTACACTACTGGTATCGGCTTGTCAAGACCTATTCAATAACTCATTCTGGAAAAACCCCAAACTTTGCTCTAAAGACCAGTCTAAATTTGGATCAATTAATTCTCTATGTTCTTGTGTTATAACTTTTGGGGCTTTGATTTTAATACTGGGAATAAACCTATTAACAGGCTTTAAACTAAATCTATTGCCAATAATATTGAGATAATTATCTCTATTGATTAGAAATGAATCATAAGATAATAAAACAAAATTCTGTGCAATAATCGGCATTATATCAAATAAATATCTATACTTTATATTACGCATCTCAAATATATTTTTAAATCTAGTAGGATTTTTTCTGTCTGTAGTAAAATTTCTATCTTCTAAAATTTCATCCCCGCCCTGCCTAACAGAAAACCATTCATTTAAAAAAAGATTTTTTAGAGATCGTTGATTTTGTGATGGAATATGATGTGGATGAAGTTTCATAGATAGCAACCACTCATAAGGACTTCTAACTATACATATAAATAGTGTGTGTTTTCCTCTGTATGTAATTATTTCTGGTTTTGTCCATCCGAAAAAATGTTTGAATCCATAAAAATATGTTATATCAAGACCAAATTTACCCTTTATACATTTTTCTAAATAATTTGTACCACTACTTCTTTCTCCGTAGATAGTAAAATTTTCTATATATTGATCATTATTTCTACAAAGCACAAGCATCACACACTCCTGCAAGACCCATGCAAAATTTTAAATGTCGGGAATCTAAGACTGATACCACCGTCTTGATTCTTTGTTTCCTCAAAATACTGAACAGTAATAATTTGTCCAAGAATCTTTTTAGGGTGCTTATAAAAGTCCTGACGCTGATCAATAGTGAATCCACTACCAACTCTTACGATATGACCTTTATGTTGAATCATAACACAACTAAGCATAGTTTCCTCATGCTCTTTACCATCTAGAACATATCGAAATGGCCCCATTTCAGTATCGACCACTTCATACTCATCATCAAAAAACTTTTTAACTTTGAGCAAATCTTTGCTACGTTTACCTTTATATGGTTCATCTGCTCGTAGCATTACTCCTTCCCAACCATAATCAGACGCTCTTTTGACCCACTCTTGAAAATGATCATCATTCTTGATACGGTCTTGTGCCAGAACACTAAGACAGGCACACTGATTAAACTTCATAGTTCCAATTAGATCAGCATATCGGATAGAATATGGTCTATTACTCTTACCCTTCTTACTATAAAACTCATCAGTAGTTACCATATCAAAAATCTTAAAAGATGGATTAGGAATGGTATGATCTTTCTTACGAAGTTCTTTCATAACTCCTTGAAAATCCTCATTACCATCTTCATCTACAAGACAAAGTTCGCCATCCAACACAATACTATTAAGACCAATAGCCTTAATACCATTTGCAACTACTTCTAGAGTATCAAATACTTTGCCCGTTCTGGAAAGAAATGTAACTTCTCCAGCCTCATCAACAATAGCGATACATCTAGCACCATCAATTTTACGACTCACATACCACCCATCATTCCAATCCACAAGTTTAGACTCATACTTTTCAGCAAGAGCAACACTAAACTCTGGAATATGATCCTTGATAGCCTTATTAATAATCTTATCACCGGCACGGGTTTTCAAATCCTTGTCGATAATACAATGGATAAGTTCCTCGTAGTCGGAATGATGTTCAATAAAACTATTCACAGCAGCAATAGCGTCGTGACCAGTAATCTTGCGACTCTTTAGATCCTCAAGAAGATCAAAGAAATTTTTGTATTCATTCTTACGAGCAACAAGATGATTCTTTTTCTTTAGAATATCACTGGTAATATAGTATTGCCAAGATGGATGATAAGTGTAGAGTAGAATATTCTTGGTGAAAGACGCTCCGGTATTATTGATGTTGCAATAATCTTCGATAATTCCTACCTTATCATTCGTACTGCTAGTAGCACGAAGATCACGAACCATACCCCAAACATAATCAAAATCGTGAATCATTACAAAGTCTCCTATGTGTAGTGCGATTCTACACTATTGTTATCGGCTTGTCAACTCCGAATCTTGAATTATTCCTACGCTCCAATAAGTTATTTAATGATTTAGTAACTCCATCAATTAGTATCGGCAACTCATCTGTATCAATATCACTTCGTATCAAAAGATAGTTCAAAGCGTTTAATACGCCTTGAATACTATCACCTAATTTACCAATAGCGGTATTACAACCATCGCATAACCATCCTCTAAATTTTTTGGTTTTCCTACAATGATCCAATCTGTCACTATCTTTAGTGTTTTTGACGAAAAGTTTTCCACAACTTTCACAGTTAGTAGAAACTGGTGGTGCTATTTTTCTAATTTCTTTTCTAAGAAAATCATCTGCATTTTTACAATCTCTACATCTGCTGTCTAATTCATCTTTCTGTTTGCTGTGTCGTGGAAAAGATTGTGGATTTTTTCTTTTATTACAATAAATACAAACCTTCCTATGTTGTTCAACACGCTTTTCTTTTTTCTTTCTTCTCTTTCTTTTTTTAGTTTTGTTTGTTGACATAACATTACTTATTTATAGTGGATGCGAGGGGAGTCGAACCCCTGTCCTAGCATATATCAAATTATATCTTCTACAAGTTTATCGTGTTCATAAGTTTTAGGAAAAGTTAAAGAACAAGCAACATTCGCTTTTCCGTACCAACTAATCTCAGGCTAGAACCCGTTGGATATTCTAGCAGCCGAAGGATTTTACATCAATCTTTTGGACGCTACCTTCATCGCTTCCTAAGATTGTTGCTGTTATTTAATTAAGCAGCAAGGGCTAACTGAGTATTGCCAGTTAAAGCATTTGATCCGCTTTTAAGGAGGCCAGCAGATCAACCTCCACTTGCTAATATAATTCTCCCTATGTAGTCGAAACCTTTACGCACCCTATTTTTCCGAACCTTCTTCAAGTTGATCAAACATTTTATTCAATTCAGATTCCCTAATTGCAATAATACTAGACCCACATTGGTTGAAATACATTTGTTCAACGTGTTCCATAGTATAAAATTGAAATACGTTCAAACCAACACTCAAAGCAAAACCAATAATCAAAATT